CCACCATCTTTTCTTTTGATCAGTAACATTTTCTTAATCATTCTTTGAGCTTCGTCTGGAGAAATTTTACCATTTACCGCATCATTTTTAATGTTGGTAAATTGAGCCAATTGTGCTTTTGAAAGTTTGTCTGTATTCATTGTGGTTACGTTAGATCCACCTTTTGACATTGTTCTTGGATCTACACCCATTTCTTTTAAATCTTCAAGACTAAAATTTGGAGTTCTTCCTATGTTTCTTGGCATTATTTGTGGCTTATCGTCTGGTGTATATCTGCCTCTTCCTTCAATTCTTGGCATTATAGGTGACTCATCATCTGATTTATATCTGCCTCTTCCTTCAATTCTTGGCATTAGTTGTGGCTTTAACTTTTTAGTTTTCTTCTTTTTCTTTTCTTTTCTAACCTCTTCTCGGTTTGTAAGTTTTCTTTTCTTTTCTGTTTCAGACATAGTTTTCTCCAAGATTTGCGATCCACCGTCTCTTCGGCTACGACCTTTGTTAATTAAGTCTTTAGCTTGTTTTGTGCTTATAGCTAAATCGTCTGCGAATTGTTTTATTCTTACCATTATGCTTTTTTCTTTTTAATCACTTTAGTTAAAGACTTAGCTTGTTTTGCGTGTAGCTTAGACGCTTTCTTCAAACCCTTAATAACTTTCTTAATTGTTCTTTTCATTATTTTTTTCCCATTAGTTTCATAGCTTGTCCAACACCCTTAATACCAAATGAACTACTTACCGCTATAAATAATAAATACTGATACCAATCTGGTAAAGTGTTTAATACTTCAAAACCAGTTCTTACATACTCTGTGAATGACGGAATGAAGACTAAAATTGCGGGAGCTAATAGGACAACTAAGGCAAATTCGTCCTTCCAACTTCCATCAGTAGCGTCAGCCATAGACTTTTCCCACTCGACTTCGCCAGCTGCAACTCGTTCTGCAACTTTGGCTTTAGCCATAACAGTAGCAACTTTGGCTTTACCTTCGGCTTTTGTTTTCTCAACCTTATTATCCATCCAGCTAGTCGCTAGATTTGCAATAGGTCCAATTAACGCTGCGAACATTTGCAATCCTTATTAGAAAATCTGCTGTCTATCCAAACCTTACCATAGTATAAGATAAAAAGCCAAAATGTAAACAGTATACCTTCTAGGTACGATAAATCATTCCATGCATCTAATACCATATTTTCCATTTGCTTCTCCTATTTTGCTATACTTCTTAAACTTTCCATCACAGAATCAATCGATGGTTCTGTACCACCAGGATTTAATTTACATCTGAAATTCTTTACACAACCAATTCTGGTGTCCTGAAAAGATAACTCAAATGTTCTATTAGCCCCTTGATATATACATCCAACTTTGCCCTTGTATGTCTTTTGTTTTTTTAATCGACATACTGTTAGAACTGGTGGCTTAATTATACCTTGGTTAATTTTTTGCTGTCTGGTTAGAGATTTACTTTTATATGTATATCCGTCTGCATGTGATCGATTAGAAAATATACTGGCAAGAAGTAATAAAGCTCCACCGACAACTAGAGCAAGAAACAACCAAGCAATACCCTCACCAATCTGTTGTCTCATTTGTTGTTGCTTATATATAGTTTGTTGTCTTTGTTTTCTTATTTGACCTTCCATCTGCAACAATTCGTCATAGGCTCCTGGACCATGAGTCATATTTAAAAAAATCTTGAGTTCGTATCTCTGTTCCTCAAGTTTCTTTTTTGCAGCGTATGCAGCCATTGCAGCTTCCTCAATAGAACCTGCACTAAACAATTTACCAAACAAGGGAGGATTCTTAGCTTGTTTTTCTGCATTATCAACATCAGACACGGCCCCCATCCAACGCCCAATATCTCCTGACATTTGTTCAATGTCACGACCTACGGCAAATCCTTGTTTGATTGCACTAAAAGCTTTTGATGCCACGCCAACGGCTAATGATATAGTTACTGGATCCATATCCAGATTATATCATAGGTTACTTACCTTTCAAAGATGCCGCAGTATTTATACGATATATATTAACATCGTTTCTATCTTCGGCAATGCTCTCTTGTAGAGCTTGTCTTTGTTGAGCTAACTCATAAGCTTGTTGTAATTTAGATTGATCAACAACAAAATCCATTTGATCATTCATTGTTTTACGTTGTAGCTCGGCAGTATCGTTTTCTAGTTCTTTCTTTCTAATATCCACCAATGGATCTTCTGGTGTTGGTGGTGCTAGAGCTGGCATTAACTCATTTAGAATCTCACCAACTTGTTGAGCGATTGCCGCTTCAACGGCTGCAGGATCGATAGGTGGAACTTGTTGCCCAGCCATTTGAGCTTCTTGCATCGCTTTTTGAAAGTATGTTGTTACTTGATCACGAGCCATCATACCCACATGTTCTTGTACATGTGCTTGTAACATGATGTAACCTTGTGGATTTGCTTGTGATGTTTGACTAGATAACATGGATATATGAGCTCTAACATGAGCTTCATGATCTTGCTCTGGAAACACTTGTAAAGGCATACCTTTCATGGCATTTCCGTTCTCGGTTGCGGGATCAATTGGTTTAGGTTGAGGCTTCGGAGGCAAAATAGCCTCGATATTCTTGATATCCAACGCATCATACATACGTCTATACGCTTCATTTACATTATGTATGTCTGGAGCTGCTTGAGCCAGTTGTAATTGAGTTTGAGCTAGTGATAATCGCTGTGCCATAGAGAAAATGTTCGGATCTGACACTGGAAGTATGTCCACACGACCATCAAAGTCGGCTTGCATGGTCTCTGGAGGTACATTTCCAACAAAATAAGGATATGGAACTGGATTTTCACTAAAAATCTCGGCTAACATGCGAAATTCTTGCTTTTGAGCGTAATGTAGTCGCTTATGTATGGATGATATGATCTTTGAGCCTTGTTCTATCAATGCAACTGTCGTTCCAACGGGTGCTTGCGAGTTCATATCAGCTACTTTTGCATCAGCTACTTGTGCAAAACGTCTACCAGAGTCTACAACCACACCTAATAGGTTTGCTAGTGTGGCAGACGGCTCTTTGTATGGCAGTGGGATGATTGAGTTTTTAAGATCTCCGCCTGGGACATCGATATCTCTGAACTCGCCAGGATTAAGAGGCTCGTCATCGTTACGAATACGAACACCCCTCGATTTAAAACCTGCTGGAAGATTTGATAAAGTACCTGCATCTATTAACTGCCTTAATATAGAAGTTGCTGCACGAGATAATCCTCCGATTGTGTGCAATAATCCAAGACCATAAAAACCAAACCCTGGTAAGAACTTGAAGTGAGCAAAATAGTGTCTCTTTCTCTTTAATGGGTCTTGTTCTCTATAGTTTCTAGAAATCGAAAGCACTTTTCCAGAACCTTGATCAAGGGTAACAATATAAGGTAACATAATACCCGAAGAATTCCCCTCCATATCCTTGTCTTCAAAACCTTCAAGATCCAAGTCCATGTGGCATTCCAACAAGGTATAAGAGTCATCAGAATGGTTCGGACGTAGTCCCAACAACTCATCAGCACGCTCTTGGATAGCTCCTTCGTCTTCGCCATCATTTGTTTCAGATAGTTCAACATCTCTGTATACTCCTGCTATTTGTAGTTTGCGAATATCATTATAAGACATTCTAACTACATGTGTAACCCTTTCTGCTGTTCTTAAATCAGAAGCTGAATACGGTACAACCATATCTTCTGCTGGAACAAACTTAGAAACGGCTCTCTGTTTAGTTTCATCAAAATAAATCTTTTTAAAAGTAGAACCCGTCAATGGCAAATAAAATAGCATTTGATCTGTGTCTGGGTCATACTCTTCCATGATTTCAGTAATCTGATAATTCATGAAATCTTCTACACGCTGGGCTTGTGCTTCAGTTTCTTGTGTTGGTGTTCCAAGAACTTGAGTTTTTACAGGTCCCCCACTTGGTAACATCTCTTTATAACTTTGTGCTTGAAACTGTGTTACGGCTTCTGACAGTAGAGGGTGTGTTACACCACTTGCTCCTAAAAAAGGCTCACTTCTATCTTCATAATTTATACCAAGAAGTCCTAATCCTTTGGATATAGTTTCTTCCCAATCTTCCCTAGACTCTAAGTCTTCACGAACTTTAGCTTGTATGTCAGATGATAGTTCTCCAAGAATGTCATCGTCAAGAACCTCTGCGAGATTGGCATCATGTCTATATTCTTCTGTTTCAACTTCTACTGCCTCTTCATCTGCTAGTTCAATACCTTCTGGTAATACGTCTTGAGTGTCATCTAGTTCAATGGCTAAACTATCTTCTTCGGGCATCATCTGACCCCCTGCTCCCATTGACTCTTCTACCATACCTGCTATTTGTCTTGGTTCTATTGCCATTAACTTACCTTTCTAAACTTCTCAAATATACCACCTTTTTTATATTGAGCAATTGCTTTACCTTTGAAGTCTTTATTAAATATTAATTTAGTAACGGGTCTCTT